TAATTCGAAATTAGTTAACATTTCACCATCATACCCTTGAGTGTACAAGTGTACTAATGCAATTTTAGTTAATTCTGATATTAATATACGTTGAATACGTTCAACTGTACGAGCGAAGCGAATATCTTCAGCAGCTAATGTAGCTTTACCAGTTAAGTCTTTTTCATAGCCCATAAATGCTTTAGGAATCTTAAGAGCGGCAAATAATTTGTCTCTTAAGTAAGCAACGTCTTCAATACCATTGTATTCTAAACCTTTAGCTGTATCAATACGAGTTGATTGGTCATTTCCTCTTACAGGTATGTAAAAGTCTTCCATCATGTTCATTGTATTGTACTTAAGGTTATATTGACCTGTTTGTGGGTCTACAAATGGTACTTTCTTAAGTTTTTGTACTGTTTTCTGCATAAATGCTTCTACCTCATTTGGAGGAATAGCACCTACGTTCATATAGAAAATACGTTTTTCTGGAGCGCGAACAATACGATGGATTAACATTGCATCTTCCATTAATATCATTTGTTTGAATATCTTACGGCCTGGTTCTAAGTAACTTCTACCATAAGGTAAATAGTTAACGTCACTTATTAATCTAAAGTGAGCCATTTCATAGTTTTCAAAGTAAATATCTGATGTAGCTGTACCTAACGCGTATTGTGTTTGTGGTGTTGTGATACCAGATACTGATGTTGGGTCATATTTAAACCTTACATAAGTAGGATTTGTTGGGTTGGTACCTTCTTCTCTAATAATTGAGTAAGCTGAGAATGGTATAACATTATATACACCAAATTTTTCAGCTATTTCTAATTTAAGATAAAAATCACCATACTTACACATGTTGCGTGACCAACTCCATAAGTTGAATTCGATATTTAATACATCATAGAATAAGTTGTATAATATCTTTTGAATATTTTCATCACTAGAACGAATATGTAACATTTCTCCATGCTCATTCTTTAAAGTACATTCATCTGCTATAATATCAAGTGCAGAAGCTACAATAGCATCTGTATCCATTGATTCATAGTCAGTATAAAGTTGTACTCTTAATGTCTGGTAGTTGTAAACGTTGTTTACATTGTAAATACCAGCGCCAGATGTGGTATAAATTTTAGTGAATCGGTCTACAAGTGCATTAGTCTGTAAAGTACCTAATGACTGTATACGATCTGTATCAATTACTCTTAACTCATCACCGCCAACGTTACGAATAACAACGTCTGAGGAGAATAATCGTTTTAGATTGTCAAATAATCCCATAGTATCTTAGTATATGTTATAAATATTTATCTATATCAACCAGCTAATGTCTTCCATTTGTCCTGTTCCATTATCCATTTGCCAAGGGTTTAGATGACTTGGTGAATGTGGTGAGTACGCGCTTGTTGATGATGGAAGATAATTAACTTTACCTATGCCTCCAAGCGAGGCTCGAGTTAAGTCCATACCTGTTTGAGAGAATTTTAAAGCTGTGTCGCGTAAAAACATACCAATACCAAAAGATACAACTAAATCATCATTATACCCATCATTAGCTTGTGCTTTACCATTTTTCCATACAAATGTTCTTAGTTCTTCTAATGTTCGGCGTGATTGAATAACACAAGCCCTATCTCTCATATAGGCTTCTAATTTAGCTATCACAAGCGGTCTAGTCTTAAGTGAGTTAGTGAAACCAGGTACTAAATTATTATTATTGCGGTTTAAAAAGTTATCCATTGTTATATTAGCGGTATCTGATTTAGATGAGTAATATAAATTTTGGTAACCTCGTTCTATAACAGTTTGAATTGTGTCCCATCCTATATTAGCATTTTCAATTACTAACAAAGCATTGTTCCATTCTGTAGCTATTGATACTAACAGATGACCATAGTCACGAGTACCAATTTGTCCTTTATATTCTTCTACTTGTTTAGCTTCAGCTATATCAATAACATGACAAGCTGAATAGTCTTTACCATCACCTCGGGCTACGTCAGCTACAACTAAGTATTGTTTTGTGTAGTCTGGAAATTCCCAACGCCATAAATTACCATCAAACCCACCTTTTGAAATAGGATCTACTTGGTATGTTTGAATATAAAAATTTAAAATATCAGGTTCAACAACTGTATCACCTGAAGTAGTAAAGTCACAATCACATTCTTGAGCGGCATTTCTAATTCCTAAAATAGCGTCTTGCTCATCTCTCCATTTTTGACTTCTTTCTGGGTGTACAGTCCAAGGTAATTTGATAGACACAAATCCATTTTTACCTTCTTCTCCACCAATAAATGTTCTATGGAACCAGTTACCTGTACCATATGGAGTTGATATTGCTATACATTGTCCTCCTGTGGCCAAGGTTTGTTGAGCAGAAGCAAAAATCTCATCTATACCTTCAATGAAGGCAGCCTCATCTAGTAACAGTAATGATACAGCTTCAGATCGACCTGCGTCACCAGTTGCACCAATTGCTTTTACCTGAGATCCATTAGCTAGTTTTAGACTTAATTTATTATTTTCTACTGCTTTTAATTGTAACCAACTGGGTAGATTATCATAGGCAAATTTAACTTTAGTGACCATGTTCTTAGCAGTTTCCTGCTTAGTAGCAATACAAAGTATATTTTTGTCTTTGTTAAATAACATTAACCATAGTGAATAAGCAGACACTAAGGTAGATATACCTAACTGTCTTGACTTATTTACAATGCTATACTTGTTCTTTTTAAACTGATGTAATACTCCTTCCTGAAAAGGATATAGATTAAATTGAATACGTCCACGTTGTGGGTGTTGTATCCAATAATATTTTTTCATGAAATAAACAGGATCTGTAGCACATTTAATATACTCCTGTTTAATTATATCTTTAATATTCTGTTGATCGCTCATATACTTTGTTGTATATAAATATATAAGAAGAGCCTAACCTTACAGGGTTAGACTCTAGAACTATAATACTGAGACTATAGCGGGGCTTATTTTGATTTTTGTCTTAAATATTCTATAACATTACTAATTACACCTCCATTAGGAGCACAATCAAAATTATTAAAAATTAATTCCATTCCTAAAGCTACTTTATTTGCTTCACTAGCAGGTATATTAATTATACTATTATAAAGAGACTCGTGACTATTAACTTTTAAAAGTTTTTTAAGTTTAATATCAGCTTTATTAGCAACATTAGCTAACTCTTGCATTCTTTCAATTTCGTTCATTTTAGTTTTATTTTATTTCACTAACATTAAATATACTAATCCACCAGCAATTAGGCCAGCGCCAATTTTAGTAAACTTATTTTTAGCTTTTAATTTTGTATTTTCTAATTGTAATGTATTATATTGGAATTTCCAATCTTTAATTTGTGTTTGTTGATTAGCGACCATGTTCTTATAGGTATTTTCCTTAGAAACATACTTAGCAATAACACTATCTTTAACAGTTACTTTACTTTCTAATGTAGTGATAGAACTATCTTTAAGTACAATAATTTGTTTAGCACCATCTAATTCTACTAAATCCTTAGCAGCGCTAACTAATACTGGTTGAGCTACTAGTAATGGATTAGAAATTGTATCTGTTGGGTAACGATTATTGAGTGAAGTTACTAGTTCAGGATCAGAATAAGCATCAATACTGTTTTTTTCTATTTCAATGTACTCAACAATAGTTTTAACTTTAGCTTTTTGATGATCTAGTTTGTATTGTAACTCAACAGCTACTATATCTAAAGAATCAATTTCAGCATCGTCTTTAGCAATTTCTAATTGCATACTATCAACAGCATGTACTAAACTGTCTTGTTTTGTTTTAAATTCTTCTGTTAAGCCAATATTTGATACTTTATCAAATGCAAGCCATAATAAAATTAAAATTAAAATAATAGGTAAAATATATTTTTTCATAGTTTAAATTTCTTCTTCGTCATCAATATTAATAGGTTCATCATCAATTCCTAAAGCTTTTAACTCATCATCATCACTTTTTTTCTTTTTACCTGCTATTGTAGGCATTGTTG